TACACCTATTAAGTCGTCGGCAGCGTCAGATGTGTATAAGAGACAGATTATATGGTATGGATCACGAGGTTACACAAAGGGTTAGAACCGAGTGGTACACATTACACCACTTGTGTGAAACATTAGGCATAAAAGAAACATATTGGAGGTGAGCGAATGACAACATTTTTATTAAGTGTAGAAGATAAAAGAACTCGATATGGTACAGGAGTAAGAAAGTTTACATTACCAAGCGACGTTATCGCATATATGGAAAACCATAAAGTATACCAGGTTGGTGTATTTAGGGACGGATACGGTTTCTCCATGACACCAGCTAAATTCAGATCAATTTATTCATGAAGGGAGGTGATGCAAAACTAAAAAAAACAATGGAAGGAGGTGAGATTATGATAGACTTTATAAATTCAGTTCAGTTGTTCTTCATATCTATTGAGTTATTGTTAATAGTTTTAGCCATGAAGAACGATAAATAAGCTAGCTAGTTAACTTTTAAATTTACATAGGAAGGAGGTGATAACTATTAATAGTTTAATTAAAGATTTAATCAATGACACGATTTAAAACGCGTAAATGATAAAGATATAAAATCGTTTAGATTATACAACAAAAATTATGGAGTAATATAATGAACACAAAAACACCGTTCACACTTTGTTTACAATTTATTCATAATTTATCCACATCTAACCATTACAATTAAAGAGTAACAACAGACACACAAAAAAGCACAAAGAAAAGGAGAAAAGAAAATTATGGCAGAAATGGTTACAAGAACAGTTATTACAACAGAGGTAACAGTATTAGGCGTTGATGAAGTAACCGCCGAACCTCGAAACGAAACTTACGTTTTCAAAGGAAAAATCAAACAAGACAAGTTAATGCCTACCGTCAACAAAGCTAACAAAATTGATAAGTTTCACCCGGCTTACGTTGTGTCCTACGAGTATAAAGAAACTCTGTTAGGAGTACCGTTAGAAAAGTTCATTGAAATCGGAGTTCCGGTAGCCCGTCCAGCTTCACAGCAGAAAAAGGAAACAGCATAATCAAAACAACAATAAAAATTAAAGGAGAATGAAAACATGGAAGGATACAAAGCAATAATAGCAGGTTCAAGTGAGGGTTTAACCCCAATCGAACTCATTAAGTTAAAAGACAGAACAAACGCAATTTCACTTGATGAAGTAGTACAGCCAGAACAACCATTGAACATTAAACCAAAAGGTTGGGTGGTTCTAAGTATTCACAACGAGAAATCCGACAATAAGGATTATAACAACTACTTAATCATTGATGAAGAAGGCACAACTTACGTCACAGGATCAGAAAGTTTCTGGTCTTCATTCAACGGTATCATAGACGACCTACAGCAATATGGTATTGAAGATTACACCTTATCAATATGCAAGAGAAAATCTAAAAATTATTCGGGTAAGCATTTCTTAACCTGCACACTGGCTTAAAAGTCAGTTCACAATAGAACGGAATAACGAACAGAAAAGGGAACCTTATAATGGTCCCTTTTTCTTATAAAGAGGGGGGGTTAAATAGTGGCTAGAAAAAAGTTAACACCAGCTCAAAGGGAATATAACAAAAATCGCAGAAGGATTAAACAGGCAATAAATCGATTAGAAAAACGTGGTTATATTGTCCCCGAAAATATTCTGCCCAAAATACCTAAGCGAATAACCAACGCATCAGTAAGAAGACTTGAAAAGATTAACCTAGATTTCATCTACAAGAAATCAAGATTTGTAGATGTAACCACTGGGGAATTATTTGAGGGAACAAAAGGAAAAGAACGAGAGAAACAGTTAAAGAAAGAAAACAGAGAACCTGATTACGTGATATTTGAGAGACAGGTTTTGGCTAACTTTGAGCGAGAAATGACGGAAGTTTTTGGGCGCAACGAGCGACTTTTTAATTACATAACTCGTTGGTATAGACAATCATTAGCACGGTACGGTGAAGAAGACTTTGCAAGAGCGCTAGAAGAAGCTAACAGTAGAGGAATGTTTCCTAGTTGGGAATCCGTTTCTAATGACGAATTGCTTGTTGGAAAGTTATCAGATATCCTTGACTTAGTAGGAGGTTCCAAAGGCGGTCGTGAGGAGATCATGGAAGAACTAGAATATATGGAAGATTGGAGTTTACCGGAATGAAACAGAAAAGATTATTTGTAGCAGATTTTGAAACAACAGTGTATCAAGGCCAAAATTTTACAGAAGTATGGGCGGCGGCTTTAGTTGAGTTAGGCACAGAAGATGTTATGATTGATAGTAGTATTGAAGATTTCTTTTCAAGATTGAAATTATTTAATGCTGACATGGTTATATATTTTCACAATCTTAAATTTGATGGTAATTTTATCATTGACTATATTCTTAGAAATGGTTATGAATTTAATAAAGTAAAAGATAATGACATGAAACATAAACAATTTAAATGTTCCATTAGCGCTAAAGGTATATGGTACACAATTACAATCAAGATGGGTAAACACGTAATAGAAATAAGAGATTCATTAAAGTTATTACCGTTCTCATTAAAGAGAATTGGAAAAGCGTTTGGAACTAAACACCAGAAACTTGAAATTGAGTATGAAGGTTTTCGTTATGCTGGTTGCACAATTTCTGAGCAGGAAAAGAAGTATATAGCGAATGATGTTCTAGTTATTAAAGAGGCGTTAGAACTAATGTTTGATGAAGGGCATACAAAACTAACAATAGGTGCGTGTTGTATGGACGAGTTCAAGAAAACCGTAGGTAAGGAGGATTACAAAACTTTTTTCCAGACTTGTCAATGGTGCAACTCGACTATGAGATTTATGGGGCTAGGAACGCCGATGAATACATTAGAAGAAGTTATCGAGGTGGTTATTGTTATTTAGTTAAAGGAAAAGAGAACAAAATATTTAAAGGCGGTTATACCGCAGATATTAATAGTTCGTACCCATCTAATATGTCAAGTGAATCGGGGAATTATTACCCAGTAGGGTTGCCTAAGTTCTGGTCTGGAAATGAAATACCAGATCAGGCTTTAGGAAGATATTATTTTATACGGATAAGATGTAGATTCAAACTAAAGAAAAACATGTTACCAACAGTTCAGATCAAAGGAAATTTTTTATACCGTGGAACCGAATATCTTGAAACTTCTGATATTTATGACTATGAATCTAAGACATATAAAAGATACTATGTGAAAGAAGGAGTTAAACACGACAGCTATATAACAATGACTATGACGTGTACTGATTATGAATTATTTCTTAAACATTATGACATATTAGATATGGTTATTATGGACGGGTGTTGGTTTTATAAGGAAATAGGGCTGTTTGATGCTTATATGAAGAAGTGGAAACAAATAAAGCAAACCAGCACAGGAGCAAGAAGGGAGTTAGCAAAACTATATTTAAATAATTTATATGGAAAATATGCTTCTAGTAGCGATAGTTCATATAAGATTCCTTACATCAATTCAAAAGATGTATTAGGTTTTGAAATGGTAGAAGAGAATGAGAAGAAATTAGTTCATATAGCAATAGGATCAGCAATAACGTCTTATTCAAGAGCGTTTGTTATAAATGCGGCACAGCAAAATTATTACGGAGTAGATAAAGACGGTTTTATATATGCTGATACTGATTCGATTCATTGCAGTGGTGACCCCAAAACTATTAAAGGTGTTCGAATACACCCCACAGATTTTTGTGCATGGAAATTAGAGAGTTATTGGGATAAGGCAATATTCGTAAGACAGAAAACCTATATAGAACACGTAACGCATTCTGACGGTGAACCAATCAAACCTTATTATAATATAAGATGTGCTGGAATGTCGGATACAGCAAAAGAAGAGTTTATTAATAATCACGTAATGGAAGATTTTAAAGAGGGCTTACAGTTATCACATATGCTTAAACCAGTAAGAATGCGTGGTGGAATAGTACTTGTAAACAAAGGGTATAAGATGAAGAAAACAATAAAGGAGGATTGAAAATGATTAGAACCACAATAAACAGGGTAGCACTTAAAGCCTGTGAAAAATGTCCTGAAAAATTAATGTGTCGTAAAGAGGATTGCAAGGATTTCAATATTATTCTAAATAGATTACACGAGTATGAAAGTATAGGGTTAGAACCATCGGAGATAAAAGATTTAATATTAAAGAAATGTTTCACGTGAAACATTAAAAGAGGACTTAAACAAGTCCTCTTTCTTATATCTTAACATAGGTTGTCACGAATCGTATCACCACAATACAAGTAAGTGCTGGCGGCTTTGACCCCGTGGTTTCCAGACAGCTTAGACGTAACGCACCCTATGGAGATATCTAATATGAAATTAGAGTTAAAAATGCTTCTTTACTTTCTAAGTTGCTAAACCTTATACAGCCACGGTTAAAGAAGTTTCTATAAGCCGTAATAAGGAAAGAATTGTTAGCAAGCATAACATAATTTATATTATGATCTTCTGTTGTAACTGATATCTTTTTTGGAAATGTTTTATCTGCCTTGTGTGACACGTATACTATCCCATCATTGGGGTACTCAATAATGCCAAAATGTTTGTCTTGATATTTTATAGTAAGAACGTAATTACCCCTTCCCATTGGTGGAGAGATAAAAGCTTCATTATCATTAAGATAAATATTTTGTGATGCGTAAGCTACGTATTTACTTTCACTGAATGCACGGTTAAAAGCACTCGATTTTAGCGCATCAGCGGCAGATTCAACGTAAGCACGTTCAAGCACATATCCATCACCACGTAAAAATTTTGTTTCCTTTTTAAGCTTGGTGGAAATACCTAAGGCCGTGTAATAAGGATTAATGAGTGATACCGAGTTAGAAGCCATGTAAAAAGGCAAATATTTTGTTTGCTTACCATTACCTCGGGCTAATGAGGTGTGTACAGAAATAAGTTTGTTAATTTCGTTAGAGCAATAATGGTTAGTCTCGCTTTGATATTCGTCCATGAATCCACGTTCAACGTCGCATAGTAAATGTGAAAACTTTTTAATCTGATCGGCGTTGTTCAACGAAATGGCATATCCACAATTCTTATCATTCAAATACAGTTCATGATAAATACCTTTAGCTTTAGACACTGTTGAAAAATTATCTGTAGGAAAAAACAATGTTTTTATATCCTTAAAGAATTTATCACCTATCTCACATAGTTCATAAGAAAATCTATTGATTAGAATAAATTTACCTTTACCTTCTTTAAACTTTTTTACAAGGTATCTATTAAACCAAGTTGTTTTTCCAGCAGTTCGGTTACCATCACACATAATAAGTTCTGGTTTATTTCCGTTAATGTCCATAAGACTTAATAATTTTGTTCCGTCATAATAGGCCATAGTCGCAAACCCCCCTCTACTTTATTATATAAAATATTGATTGAAAAGTCAAGCCCTTTGTGGTATAATAAAAGGGAGGGGGTGAGAAGTTGGACATTGCGACATTGTTGCAAAATTACGCATTTCCGATAGTCTGTTGTATTGCTATGGCCTGGTATGTGTACGACCGTGGTGAAAAAGAGAGACAGGACAGAAAAGAAGAATCGGAAAAGCACAAAGAAGAAGTAGACAATTTATCAGTCTTAATCAACAACAACACGTTAGCTATAAACAGACTGATAGACAAATTAGGAGGGTGAAAATGTTTAACGGTATCGACGTGTCAAAACATCAGGGAAAAATTGATTGGCAGAAAGTTAAGGATAGTGGAATTGATTTTGCTATTATAAGGGCAGGATTTGGAAAAAATAACATTGATGAATATGCACATTACAACGCATTAAGATGTAACGAATTACATATCCCTATAGGATTTTATTGGTTCTCATATGCCCTTAATGAAGAAATGGCAATTAAGGAAGCTGAATATTTGCATATGTTTGTAAAAGAACACTTGACGGAAATGCCTGTGTATTACGATTTTGAATATGATTCAGCTTCATACATGAGTAGGAACGGCGTTAAAGCTACACCAGCTTTAATCAACAAAATGACACAAGCTTTTTGCAATAGGTTAGAGGAACTAGGTTGCTATGCTGGTTTTTACGCAAATAAAGACTACTATAATAACATCTATAACGCTAAAACTAAGAAGCTTTATGATTTATGGTTAGCTGATTATAGTGCTACGAATTTAAAAAGCCCTAAGTTAATACAGACTACGTCCAAAGGAACAGTAGCAGGTATTAAAGGATACGTAGATATGGATATCGCTAACATTAATTTTCCTGAATTGTTACACCGTAAGCACTTAAATCATTTATAAGGAGGTAAAGAAAATGGCATCAAGAAAATGGTCTTCACAGGCTAGAAGAGATTTCAGAGAACGTGCTGAATATCGTAAGGCTAGAGGTGAAGAAGATAGGTACAGAAGAAGCCGAGAGGATGACAGGCGAGGAAGAAGAGATTACCGAATGGAAGATGATCGCTCCCGGCGTGAAGAAGATGCAAGAGAAGATAGACGTGAAGAACGTGGCTGGTATGACGATATAGAAGATAGATTACGTAACGGTGATGACAACACTGATTACGATGGATTGTATAACCAGTTACGGGAGAGATACGATTGGTATGAGGAAGAACTTGATCGTTATGATGCAGACTATGATGACCTGGTTGCAGAAGTTGATCGATTAAGAAATGACAACCGCCGCTATTTCATGAGAGAAGCAAGATACAGAGATGACAGACCAGGCGAACGTGAAATAGAAAGAGAACAGAATGAAGACATAAGAGACGACGGAAAAGAAATGACGTTTGATGACTTATGGAAAAAAGCAAAGGAGGATTAAATAATGCCAGTTAAAAGCCAGTATAGCGCTAAAGCTTATAGCGCCATTCCTAGTGGAATTGATGTTTTAAATGTTATCAGAAGTGAAGCTTCTGCCGCATATCAGGAAAGAGTTCCGGTTGCTACTCAGGATAACATTGCAGAAGTTGGTAACCCTATTATCAATTTTGAAGCCACAAGAAACGAATTTTTAAATGCATTGGTTAACAGAATTGGGTTAGTTATTATTACTAGCCGTATGTACAACAACCCATTAGCCAGATTTAAAAAAGGATTAATGTCGCTTGGTGAAACAGTAGAAGAAATCTACGTTAATCTTATCAAATCAGAGCCATATTATCTGGTAGACGATCAGGGGAAATCGGCTTGCCAGGATGAATTTGAAAGAAGATTGCCTGACGTTCTTTCAGCATTTCATAAGAGAAATAGACAAGATAAGTACCCGGTAACAATTCAGAATGACGATTTAAGAACAGCGTTCCTTAGTTACCAGGGCGTTGAAGACCTTATTTCTAAAATCATTGAAGCTGTTTACACCTCAGATCAGTACGATGAATTTTTATTGATGAAAAATGTATTCTTTGAAGCAGGGTTAAGGGGAGCACTTAGAGCGGTTCCAGTAGCAGGACTTGATTCAGACGTTAACGCTAAAAAGACTATGACAACATTCAGAGCTACTTCATTAGATTTAACATTCATGAGAAATGACAGCAACTTGATGGGTGTGACAACTCACACACCAATTGATGAACAGGTAATTTTCATTTTATCATCTGTAGCGGCTACTGTTGACGTTGAAGTTCTGGCTTCTGCGTTTAACATGGATAAGACCAACTTCATGGGTAGAAGAGTAATAGTAGATGATTTCGGTGGTCTTGAAAAAGAAGGTGTAATCGCTATTACAGCGGATGAAGATTGGTTCATGGTATTCGATAATTACTTAACAATGACAAGTGATTATGTTGCATCAAGATTGTACTACAACTATTTCCTTCATCATTGGGAAACATTATCTTATTCTCCGTTTAAAAACGCTGTAGCTTACGTTACTCAGGCTCCAACCGTAACAAGTGTTACTGTTACACCAGGGACAGCAAGTGTCACTAAGGCTACTGGTGGTAGTGTAAAATTCTCTGCCGCAGTAGTTGGAACAGGTCTGGTAAGTCCACAAGTAACATGGACAGTAACAGAAGATGAAAACGCCGCTATCGCATCAGACGGAACTTTAACAGTCAAACCGGGTATTACAGTTAATAGCTTAACTATTACAGCAACAAGTAAAACAGATAACACTAAGACAGGTACAGCAACGGTTACATTAACGTAATGGGGGTACAGTATGATATTTGCACCTGAGACAGTGGTACACTTGTTAAGAGATGTTCCGCTGGACAACACATATAAAAATCAATTAACGTTTGCTTCACTAGAATCTCAGGTTAATTATTTTGTGGGTAAAACAAAATATACAGTGAACGCTATGACATATCAAAGACCTTTTACGCATATGGCTGTTGAAATGAAGGCCGATGATTTATACGACTGCAATTACATTATGTTTCAAAATACAGCATATTCTAATAAGTGGTTCTTTGGATTTGTCACCGCTGTTGAATATAAAGCCGACACCGTTACATATGTTCATTTCGAAATAGATGAATGGCAAACATGGTATTTTGATTTAACTATTCACCCTTGCTATGTAGAAAGAGAGCATGTAAATAGCGATAACGTAGGTGAGCACCTTATTGATGAAAACCTTGCTATTGGTGATTATGTGACTAACGGGTATGGTTCTATAGATTTTAATGATCTAAGAATAATTGTTGCTTCTACATTAGACTTAACAACATTAGAGGATATACAAGGTGGTGTATACAATGGTATTTATAGCGGAGCTATTTATTATGTTATTAATCCTAATAATAGTGGACAAATGATGTTCTTAGAAGCGGCACTTGAAAGATTGGCAGATCGTGGCAGATCAGATGCTATTGTGGAAATGTATATGTGTCCAGAATCTATATTAGATTATGATAAAAGCAGTATGCATATGAACACTTCCAAGCCATCGTTTGAGAATTATTACAATATACCTAACACAAGATCTTTAAATGGCTATGTACCTCACAACAATAAATTACTAACCTACCCTTATAGGGGGTGCGTAATGGGAAGTGTGACAGGCGGCGCAATTACATTAAAGTATGAGTTCTTTAACGGGACGCCACGTGTTAGATACGGTGGAGGTGCTCAATCATCTTCAGGTATATTCTGTTGTCCAGAAAATTATAAAGGTGAAGTATCTGCTGTTGGTGAAAGTGTTACTATTACTAACTACCCCATGTGCTCATGGCTTAGAGATAATTACTCTAACTGGAATGCCGTTCAAACGATAAGATCAACTTATGCTGTTGAAAATGCAACATTTAAGGGAATAGCTTCACAGGTTAATTCTGGGTTTAATTCCCTTGGTGACAGTATGAGCGGTAATTTAGCGGCTCCATTAACTAATGCTGTTAATAGTGCCTATGGAACATTGATGGATTTCTATGACATTTCAAGAGGTTTGCAAGAAGAACGAGAAATTATGCAGATGGTTCCAAATAGCTTAAAAGGTAATGCTACTTCATCCCCGGTTATAAGCACCGGAAACTATGTCATAATTTTTGAAGAACGTTCCATTACAGCTGATTATGCCAAAACTATTGACGGGTATTTTGATGTATTTGGATATAAGGTGTCAAAACTTAAAGTTCCTAATGTTAATGGTAGAAAGTATTGGAATTATGTAAAAACTGTTGGAGCTGTAATAACGGGTTCAATACCTAGGCCATCAATAGATAAAATTAAACAGATGTTTGATACTGGTGTAACATTTTGGCATGGTGATTATGTAGGACACTATGAGTATGATAACTCAATAGAAGGAAGCCCAACCCCACCTACAACATATGTTGTAACTGTTAATAACGGTGGTGGAAGTGGAACTTATGAAGCCAATACAAGAATTAATATTTCTGCTAATGTGACAGATGATTTTAAGGAATGGACATCTAATGCTGGGGGAAGTTTTGATGATGCAACACAACCAATAACAGTATACACAACACCAGCTAATAACGTTGTTTTAACTCCAACTTATAATACACCTACACCCCCTGAACCAACAGGACAGAGAATAGATGAATATGCCAGGCAGTTTATAGGTTCGATTGAATGGGATGCTAATGTTGGATTATGGCAAACTTGGTATTATGGAAGTTATGTTAAAGATGCTTGGTGCACAACATTTATAACATATTGTGCGGCTATGGTTAATGTGGGAGATCAGGTTCCTAAAAATGCGGCGGCGCAAAGTTTATACAACGCTATGTATAGATTGGGTAAAACATGGTATGCGGAAGAAGGTGGAAGATTACCTAAACCTGGGGATATTTGCTTCTTCATAACAAGTCAATCTGTTACAGTTTTACATCATTGTGGTGTGGTAAGTAACATGGGTAGTGACGGTGTAACCGTAACGTATATATCCGGTAACACAACTAACCCGGAAAAAGGCCAACCTGACGGTGTATTTGAAAAAACAACAACGATAGGAAAAAAAGATGGAACATTCATAAGATATTTTGGTTCAGTAGATTACACATTATAAGGAGGTGGTAAATTGGGAAAACAAAATTTTGATTTAAATGGGTTAAGCTTTAAGAAAAATGAAACTCAGTGGCTGAACGATATGACATTTTTCGATTACTATACAAGGCTTAAAGAACTCGCCATTAACAGATTTGAATGGATTAATTTGCCACCAACCTGTGATGCTAGATTCTTAGAACTGATCCTTTTTGAATTTGGGTATGCACTTTTCTTTAGACACAAAATTAACAATGGGTTCTTTACCTTGCAATGCACGTTGGGTGGAAGATTTAATTTGTACAGAGTTCCAATCAATAGAAGGGCTTTTTCAATCACAGGTTTTAATCAGGATTGTGATGACCTGGACAGTGTTATAATTTGGAATAATTATTTAAGACAGCCAACAGCCTTAACTATTCAGTTATTCGCTCAAAGATTAACGGAAATAGAAAGAACAATCAACGTTAATCTTAAAGGCCAAAAAACTCCCGTTTTATTATATGGATCGGAAGCTCAACAAAAAACCTTACAAAAAGTGTATCAGCAATGGGCTGGTAATGAGCCTGTTATTTTTGGAGATAAGAGATTTCAGGAACAACCTATTACGTGTATTAGAACAGAAGTTCCTGAGCAATACCCGAATCTAATGAGAGCAAAAAATATAATCTGGAATGAAGCTATGACATTTCTGGGTATTGATAATGCTAATACCGATAAAAGAGAACGTCTAATTACAGATGAAGTTGAAAGTAATAATGAACTTTTAAGCGCTCAAAGGTCTACAGCACTTAACGCTAGAAAAGATGCTTGTAAAATGATTAACAATCTTTTTGCTGACGAATTGGATAAAGAAATTGATGTAAGATTTAGAGAATATGGGGAGGTGAAAGAATGGCAAGATACACAACAGAACTCAGATCAATCTGTGAAACAATCACCGGACTTACCGCCGATGTCGGACTAACAGATACCTATAGTGTAATAGATAAGGCCGTTCCGCTTATATTTAGTTTTGATTATCCTATATTCGATAATAATTACAAAACAGCGTTAGAAAAGAAAATTCTTAAACATTATTACTTTAGGGAAATAGGTTTAGAAACATATGGAAAGTGGAAGTTCTTTCTTGATAGGAAACTTAATGAAATTATGCCACTATACAATCAGTTATATAAAAGTGCTTTACTTGAATTTAACCCTATGTATGACGTGGATTTAACAAGAACTCATAATCGCAAGGAAGATGAAACAACCAATGTTAATGGAACATCAGAAAACACTTCTACTTCCAAGGCCACAAGCGAAACAGATATCCATCAAACAACTAATTCTACCACAGATGGCACAAGTAGTAATACTAGGGCTGACGCTTTTTCAGATACTCCACAAAGTTCTTTAACAGGGGTGGATAACCTAACTTATCTAACCAATTATAGAAAGATAAGTGATAATGGGACAACCGGAGACACAACGGATACAGCTACAGATTCAACTAACATGGCTAACGTTAACAGTAATATTACAGATAACGGCAAAACTACAAACAATACAATAGCTAACAGCTTAGAAGAATATAGTGAAAATGTAATAGGCAAACAAGGAACAACTTCTTACAGTAAATTATTACAAGAGTTCAGAGAAACTTTCTTAAACATTGATATGCTTGTTATAGACGAACTAAGTGAGTTATTCATGGGTGTCTACTAGGAAGGAGGTTGTATGGAAGGTTCAGTTAAACCATTAAGAATGTGGTGTCAGATGGTATTGCCATTGGTTTATGATGATTCGTTAAGTACTTATGAAGCACTTTGTAAAATATCATATAAGCTTAATGAAGTTATAACTGTTGTAAATAGTTTTGGTGATGATTTTAAAGATTATACAGATCAACAAATTGATGCTTTAAGAAATGAGATGAATAATCTTATCAATAAAACTATTAATGACGTGAACGCTAGCCTTAACGCTCTACAACAAAAAGTTGATGGACAATTGGCTGAAAACAAAGCTCAGATGAATGCATTACAAAACTATGTTGATTCTGAATTGGCTAGTGAAAAAGCGTGGGTAATTAAGCAGATATCAGATTTGCAATCTAATATTAACGATCAGGTTAAGTATCTAAAGGATTATATTGATTCACAAGATACTATTTTAAGAAATTATATCGATGAACAGATTCAGAAAATTATTGATATGATTCCTGAAATAACTAGCCCTATTGTTATGAATCCTATCACAGGAAAAATGGAAAAGTTACAAGATACACTTAATTATCTAACTAACGTATTTAGGTATTTCGCTTTTACCGCTCAGGACTATGATAATGAACAACTAACAGCGGCAGAATATGATGCATTAAATATCACAGCGTTTGACTTTGATATTTATGGACTTAAAATTATTCACAAAGATGATAGGTTCTATATGAGAAGTCCTGTGACTGGTGAAGTTGTGTTCTACAAAGATGTGATACATTGGTTAATTACTCAACACAAGGAAAATGCGTTAACCGCTCAGGGTTACGATAACTTGGAACTTACCGCTTCTAATTACGACGGAAAAGGTATAACAGCGTTTGATTTTGATTTTAACGGCATAGCCGCATAAAGGAGGAAAATAATATGAGTTTTACAAACAAAACACCTAACTATAATTTACCTCAGTGGTTAGGAACAGATAAGCCATCTTATTTGGTGGACTTTAATAATGCTTTTTCTGATATTGATACCGGGATGAAGAATAACAAGGATACTGCTGATAACGCAAGTGCTACGGCTAGTACAGCTTTAACAACAGCTCAATCAGCACAGGAAACAGCCACTACGGCTAGTGGGTTAGCTAGTCAGGCAGTTGAGGCGACTAATAATGCAACTACTATCGCTAATAATGCTAATACTCAGGCTGGAACAGCGCTAACAAATGCTAATACAGCCCTTGATAAAGCTGATAGCGCTTTATCAAGATACAAATATGTTGAAACTGATCAAAATATGATTGTTGGCCCTGGTATTACAATTGATAATACAATAACAGAGTATTCACCTCTTAAAAGACTTATGTTATTTTACTACCCGGGTTTAAAACTTATGGAAATATCTTATTGTGTAAAAGCTTCCGGAACACCAACAAGTTATACGCCAAATTTAACTGCTAATGAGTTAAACGATTTTAAGATTTTAAAATTACCGTTCACATGTACTGGTGGTTTAACAACTCCAACATATTTACTGTATCTAACAAACGCTGGAACAATAAAATATGCTTATGCAACAATTAGAAATATTAATGGCGAAACATGGGTGTGTGTAACACATGCCGGAACTACACCTAGGACACTTCCTAGTGATGCTATTTTACAGACATTTATATGTTTTAATGCTGTCTCTTATACACATCTCCGAGCCCACGAGACGGAGCTACATCT